GCTCGTAAGGTCAACAGGGATGCTCTGCCCAGTCAGGCGCAGCAACTCTTTGTAGACCTCATTGAAGAGCTTGATGGCATTCGTGGCTGTGTCCAGCGCATTGGTAATCGGTCGGAACACATTATCCCAGTAGCTCTCCTGCTCGATTTGGAAGTTGAGTCCGAGCAGGTCTCCAGTCTCCGAGATTGCCTCCTGCAATGGATTGAAGTGATTCTCAATGACTCGACCGATTGCAGAACCCATATTCTCCAGCACGCCGATCACGAGCGGAGCCACAGTCTGCGAGAAGAAGTCCAGCGCCGCGTTGACGGCTGGAAGCAACTGATAGCCGAACTCTTCCATCTTCTCGTTGAGTGCAACCTGCGCGGCGAGGAATCTGCCGCCTGTCGTATTGGCAATCTCCTTTGCCACACCGCCATACTTTGCCGAGACTGCGGTCAGGATCTCTTGCGTGGTCGCGCCCTTATTGGTCTGCACGCCGAGTGCGCGGAGACCCTTAGTCTGACCCTGTGCCGCCTTGCCGATGGTCTGGATGACCTCAGCCAAGGATGCGCCGGTGACGGCTGCCACATCCGCAGCGACAGCGTTCGCCTTGAGGATCGTCTCCTGATCCTTGAAGAATCGGCTGCCTGCCTCAATACCAGCGCGCACCTCATCGTCGGTGATACCGAGTGCGGCCATCTCTAGCGTCTGGCGTTGGATCGCCTTGCTTAGTCCATCCGTCAGGAATCCGCGAGCCTTGAGCGCAGCGTTCAGCCGCGCATTCGACATCTCGTCATCTACGGCCGCCTTGACTGCATCAAGGGTGAGTTTTGCAAGGACTGCACCAGCAGCCGCAGCAGCACCGAAGCCAATCTGCAAAGCCTTGAGGCTCTTGTTTACCTTGTTGATATTTCCAGACGCAGCGTCTCGTGCGCTGATCGTTGCGTTGACTGCGACATTAGCCATTGCTTACTCCTACCCTGCTCGCAGGTTAGACATATTTGGGGAGATACCGAAGACTCCAGCATCTTGCCTGAGCTGCCGTACTCGTGCGGTGTGTGCAATCGCCTTGACCTTATCGTTCGTCTCTCGCTTGCCGCGAGCAAAGGCTTGCAGCGGTGTGAGCGGTCCGACGAAGTCAGGCTTATCCCAGTGCCGGAGCGCCTGCTCCGATTGGAACTTGGTTGCCGTGCCGTTGGCGTACTCGATCTCCAGACCGAGCACCTTGTTGCGCTTCGCAACATCGGTCATCAAGAGCACGATGGTCTTGGACATCGCGTCCTGACCTACCTTGATCTTACGCTCTACGGTGTTGATAATGAAGTTATTGCCACGAGTACCTGGGTGCTCAATGACCTTGGTTGTGCTGAAGAGATTGCGCGCGGTGATCTTTGGGATGGTGTGCGGTCTCGTTCCCTTGACCACCAGCCAGGCGTACCACGCTCCACGCTTGCCACCGACAGGACCGACCACGGCACCTGGGCGCGTGATCTTGGAGCGACGGCCGCGCACGCTCTTGGCAAGTCCTTTGGAATCTTCCGGTGCTGCGTCTCGGACATACGGCGCGAGCGCACGAGCAGCGTTCACCGTGGCGAACTGCTCTAGCTTGCGAACGCCCTTCCAGCCGAGCGTCTCTAGAAAGGTCTTCTGGAGCGCCTCGGTCTGCCGCCGAACATCGCCCTGAATCTCTAGCTCTAGACCATTGACTGCCATCTACTTACCCTTCGGCTGCATCTCCGCGTGGAGTTCCCACGCCTGCATGACCTCTTCAATCGGTAGGCTCGCCACTTGTGAAGGCCACATCCCAAACTTCTGTCCAAGGATGGTCCAGATGATTTCAGGCGGTGGCACGATTGCCTGACCGTGTGCCATCCGCCGAGCAGCGAGCCTTACTTGGGGTCCAGTCGGTTCCCCTTCGCCCACTCCGTCATCAGCGCGACGAGCGCCTCAACTGGAGCGTCTAGGATCTCGTCTACCGGCTCACCATCTAGACCCTTGAAGTTGTGGCTGACCACGATCCCAGCGAATGCTGGCAGTACGCGGCTTGCCTCACCAGACTGGATGTCGAGCATGAAGCGTGCGGTGATGTTTCCGCGCACCTCTGCGTGCCAACCAGCGAACTCACCCTCTAGGGTGACCTTGCGATTCTCGGCCATATTGACCCTCCTACTAGCGCCCTAGGCGCTGCTCTTTACGGCGCTGTTGCCAGCGGCGAATCTACGACGATCTCAAGCGACTTGCCTGAGGTCGTGTCGTATGCAAGTCGGCAGACCACTTCGTTGGTCACGACGCCATCGACATCGGCACCAAGGACAGTGATGCTCTCGATCTCCCACGAGCCAAGAATCCACACGCCGTATGAGTCGGCAGTCGTGCCGTAGAGGCGCAGGAACTTCTGCGTCGCAATGTCGGTGATTGGGAACGAGCTGGTCGCGCTGGAGTTGCTCGCTACCGTGAAGGTCAGCGTCGCATCAAGCGCACCGGTCAGCGCGGCGGTAGCGGCCGTCAGGCTGCCATCCAGCGCGTTGATCATTCCAACGCCAGTCGTGACCGAGAGGCTGAAGTTCATGACGCTCGTGTAGTCGGTCGCACCAGTGCCTGACTTGTCAGGGAAGTTGGTGTCCGTGCTGAGCTTCATCAAGCGACCAGCCATCATTGGCTGCGCTGGGATTGCCGTTGGGAACGCGAGCGCCGAGCTGGCAACCGTGGTCGCAGCGAAGGTCGCACCCATCTGAAGCAGCCCTGTAGCGTCTGCCGAGAAGGTGATCTCTGTTGGAGCAGCGTCGCGCACGAGATACTTCTGCACGCCATCCTCAACAAGGAAGGAGTAGAAGACGAGCGTGTCGACATCGCCCTGTGTTGGCGACCAAGTCCAGGTGTAAGGACCAGCGCCGGTGACGGCTGCGCCGACCGCGTCAAGCACGAGCGGCAGGGTTCGCATGGAAGCAGGACCCTCAGTGATCGTCAGGATTGGCTGTCGTGCGGTGATCGTTGGTCGCCCAGCCTGAATGGCGGTGCGCTTACCAACTGAGGTGGTCTCGCCGAGATCAACCGTCACGCCCAAGTCGAGCGCGCCAAGCGTCTCGGTGAAGAGGATCTCGCCAGTTGCGGTGCCGATCGATGCGGCCGTGCCGAAGTTGGCTTGCGACGCAGTAGCGATTCGCGTCAGAGCCTTTGCGCCGTAGGTTGCCATCTAAGTTCTCCTTGCTCTACGCGGTGTATGCGACCGTGTCATAGACGGTCACTTCCGCAACTGCTTGCACCGTCAGGTAGTCCTGATCGGCGTATGTATCCGTGCCGAGTGTAGTACCGGTGACCGCTACCTGAACAGCGTTTCCACTAATGGTGACAGCACCATCAAAGACGCTGCGAAGCCATGCTCGCCAGGTGTAGAGGTCTCGGTATTTCTCATCCATCCGTGGGATGGGCAGGAGGTAGATCACGATATTGACCGTCAGTACGGTGACGCGGTTGCCATTGCCAACGGTGATGGTGTCGCCACCTGGGAAGAGCACCGCTACTGGAGTGACAGGAAGCGACTCTGGCGGAGTGGCGTATGCCTTGCGGAGTGTGTAGCCAGTCGGCTCCGTTGCCGCCTCTAGGCGTGTCGCAATGGCATCAAGGATGGTCAGGTCGGTCATCGCGCCAAGCCGCTGCGCTTGCGGTACGGTTCAAGGATCAACGCAGCCTCAGGATGCAGGGCGCGGCTCATGCGCAAGATACCTCCGAGGTCTGCCGAACCTACGATGGCAAATGCAGCTGTCCTACTAGCCCAGACTGCATTTGCCTGGATGATTTCTGCTTGGGTCACGGCACTTGGCACACTAGGGAAGCCGAACACGCCAGTGACCTTCACGCCGAGATAGACATCCTTAGGGAAGTTGCGCGGCCAGGTGACGCTCGTGTCGATCTCGGTGTAGGGGAAGCCGTCCAGCGCAGCATTGCGCGGAGCGAGCACATAGTCGGTGCCGCTCGTCCAGGTGGTTTCGTAGGTGCCGTTGGCATCATCGTCAGTCTGGAGTGTGGTGATGCTGACGAGATCATCGGTCAAGCAGTACTGGTAATCCTCAGCGGTGTAGTAGCGCGTCTCGGTCGCTGTGCCGAAGCCAGTCTTCCGGTCGCAGTAGAGATCGATCAAGGTGTCGGTAGCGTCCAAGACATTCTGAAGCGCAGCGTCATCCGTGCTATCAGTAATGCCGACAGCAGCCTTGAACTGAGCGAGCGTTGCGTACGACATCTAGCGGCCTCCTGACTGCATGACCATAAGTGGCTGAGTATTTGATCCGACGATACCGTAGAGGTTGTCGGTCTCAGGAAGCCAGAAGGCGACCACGACACCCTTGGTAAGTTCCAAGCCCTGTCCAGTGGTCACATTGCTCGCGCCAACATAGACGGCGTTGCCACCGCTCGGCGCGTGGATGTAGACCCATGATGCGCCAGTCTTGCCGGTCGCAATCAGCGTTGGGCTGGTGGTAATCGTGATGTTGGTTGATGAGATGCTCACGCTTCAGACTCCGTGATTTCCGCCACGCTGGGCTGTGATTGCTTGACGGTTGCAGTCCTCATACCCTTTGAGACTTTAGCACGCTCTACGAGCCGCGTTGGTGCCTCTGCGTCAACATCTGCGACAAGGTCAGCAAGACCGAAGGCGATCAACCCCTGCGCCTCTTCGGCTGGGAGATCGACCACCGCGCCGGTCGGATATTCGCCTCGGCGCTTTCGCAGTTTGATCAGCATTGAAGCCTCCTTACTTGCGGATCAGGGGAGCCGCCGAAGCGACTCCCCTTCACCACTAACTAAGCCGAGCTACTGACGAATCA